ACCCCGGCTTTACCTTTCAGCGGCGACCGGCTCGCTGAACATCACCACCACGAAAAGGAGCAACGAACCATGACAACCAACGAACGCTTTCTCTCAGTCCTGCATAGGATCACTTCCTGCCGCCACTTGGCCACCGTCAACATAACGATCTGGAACGGGCGCATTGAAGTCCGGCATACCGTTTTCGATGAAATGTACATCCTGCGCAGCTTTCCCCTGCCCAACACCCACAACGAATATTGCGTCTGCATGGCGGCTGCCTGCCGGTGTCTGTCCGACAAGCTGCTTTCGTGGGCAAGCGAGTACGACCACGGCAACGACGTTCTGAACAAGCAGTACGACACTGTGAACAAAGCCTTTCGCAAGCGCTTAGAGGAACAAGAATGACCCACGCCCCGGTTCCATGCCGGGGCATCTTGTGATATACTTTCACTAACGAAATTGGACTTTTTCATCACGAAAAGTTCAATTCCAACAACGAATTTGCAAAAAAGGGGGCATTTTTACGAACGAAGTCGAATTTTTTGCGCCTTGGCGTCTGGTTGCCAGTTTTGCCGACGGCACCCGCGCCACGTTCGACGGTCTGACCGAGGAACAGGCCCACGCCGCAATGGAAGCTGCCCAGACCGAGCACGGCGACATTGGCTATTGGAACCGTGTCACGGATGTAAACTATGAGGACGGCCAGTATTGCGGCACCCTGCAGGAACCGCCCACGGTTCATGTTGTGGATTTTTCCGGGTATGACGGGCCGCTGGACGAAAACGGCTTTCCTGTTGGCCTGCCGAACGAAATCGCCGAGTACATGAAGCAGCACGGCGAACCGCCCACCGTTCCGAAAATCATCATCAAGAAAAACGAACCATAAACGCACGAAATCCCTCGACGGAATTACCCGCCGGGGGATTTCTGTTTTTGACGATTCGCAAGTTTGTTTTTCTGAGCGGTTCGGAGGTTTCGCGGAAGCCCTTCATTCTGCACGCGCATAAATTCGCTTCATTCTCTACCCTATAGTGTCTTTCCGGCACGAATTAAGATCGCTGAAGTTCGATTCTAAGGGCCTGTTTTTGCAGGTTTTCTATCAAAAATCAGGCATAAGCCATTTTACAGCCCCTTTTAATCGCGCGCGTCATACGCGCGTGAGAGCAGTTCTTCGACCATCGGGACTTCATCCAGCATGGAACCCAGAACGACCAGCGCGAACTTTTCCCACCGCTGGGCTGTGATCTCTGTTTTTCTCAGTTCGCGGGCTATGGTTTTCCAGCCTTTTTGTAACGACGGATCACTGTAGACATACCGCCCGCACAGGATCGTTTTGTAACGACTGTTCAGCCGGTCTAATTGTCCCCGGATCGTGGTCTGATCTGCACGGAGAACATCCTTCCGAACACGAAGTTCATTTTCCCGGCGCTGGCACTCCACATCATCGGCCAGTTTCACAGCCAGCGACGCGGTACTGTCTCCCGGCGTGCTGCCGTGCGGCATACCGTCCATAGCAATGCCCTTGATGGGATTGTAGCGGTCTCGCAGTTCTGCCAGCTCAATGTTGACATCATCAAGCTGTGCTTCAATCCCGCCAAAGTAGCGCAAAATCATTTTCGTTTCTTCTGCCTGCATTTTGCCCTCCTACGCTCCGTACCGTCAAAATTCTGTCGAGAAGATAGGCCCTGCACCGGGCACACGCGCAACCTCCGTACTGCCGCCGGTCATCTGGGCGACACACCGGCCCAGTTTGGTATACGCCACATACTCCCCGTCTTTTGCCCATTCGAGGAACTGTTCATAGTTTTTTCTGGCTTCTTCCACGGTGCTGTTGATCTGGGCACGATCATAGCCCATAGAATCCAGCGCTTCGATGAAGAACCGGATCACGAGATCACCAGCGGCACGCCGTTCGGCCAGCGCGTCTTTTTCACGCTGTTTGCGCGGGTATTGTCCCGCCGGGAGGACAAACGGCTTATCCAGCATCGGTGCTGTGCGCTCTCTCAGCTTCTCGCGGGCTTTCGGCTGCCCATATGCGCTCATTTCAACCGTGTATACCTCTGCCCGGTGGTTCATTTCCGTGCAAAGCCGCTCCTGCTTGTCCCGGTTGAAATCTAGCGTGTCATTGGCGGCGATCATGGTGCAGTAGCTCACCACCTCGCCAACGGCCTGCCGGTTCAGCGTCAGGTTCTTTCTGGTGTTTACCTTTTCGGCGCACCGGGCAAAGGCATTCTGTGCCATATGCATAGACACTGCCCTTGGGATTCCTCTGCTCATGATGTTTCATCCTTTCCTTTCGGTCTGTTGGGCGCACTTCTTCCATGCTTTGATTTCTGCTGCAGTATCAGGGGTAATGTGTTCCACAAAGCGCCAGCCCCGCGGCTCCGCCACAAGGTCGATGAACATACGGCGGCGGTGGATGTAATCGCGCTGCTGCCGCCGGGTGAATTTGCTTTTCACCTCTACAACCTCAACTGTGCCATCTGCATAAGTCAGCACAAAATCTGGGGTATAGTGCATCGCCGGTAGTTTCACATTGCCGTATTCTTTTTCGGGCAGCATGGTAAACCTGCGGTGCGATTCCACCTTCACGATCTCCCCGCGCTGGACTTTTGGCAGAATCATTCCCATGTAGTAGTCGTACTCGCCCCTGCTGTCAAACTCCCGTCCTGTTTTCTTGGCGGCTGCAGCCACGGCTTCCAGCGTCGGTGCTTTTGCTCTGCATCTGGCCGCAATCTGTGCTTCCGCCTGTGCCCGATACTTTGGTGGCAGGTCAGAAAGTTCCATCCTCATACTCAAGGCCGGTTCCTCCTGTTCTGCTGCATCCCAGTCTCTTTGCGATATAGGCGCACGATCAGGTGCCGGGTGTTGTTGCCGGTGATTATGGGTTCGCAGTAGTGCAGGGTGTATCCGGGGTACATCTTCTCCCAGAATGCACGATCTTCCAGACGGTTCTCGCAAACATCTTTCAACTTGGTGCGGCTCATTTTCCCATCGTTCGGGCGGGGCATTTTCGGCGGTTTCAGCCCGCGGCTCTGCCGCCAATGGCGCTTGCACCTCACATTCTTCATGATGTACTTTGCAAGGCTCGTGATGTAGCCATGATCGAAGTGTAGAGGTTCGCAACGGGCCATGCCGCGCCCGCTCCACGCTTCCTCTACCATTTCACGGGTCAGACCGTAAACGCGCTGCATAATGACATGGTGATGGTGCTTTCCCACCCACACCCCGTCAACATACGTCGAGTATTCATGCACGACGATCCACTTCGGGTGCCGAATGCCTTTTTTATCGCACATCCGGTATAGCTTTTTCATGGCGGCGGAAAAATCCTTATCCACACGCTTTGTGTCCGCCGGGTCGGGCCGGTGTTCATCGTCATAGGTGTATGTAACAGAATAATCGCTCTTGTGGAAGTTGCGCTGAACCAACAGCTCTAAATACCGTCCACTTTTTCGCAAATTGTACGCTTCCTTCGCAATGGAGCTTGCCAGCTCTTTTTTCTTGCGGGTGCTGGCCTTGTGCTGCTGTTCCGTGATCTCGAAAAAATCCACCTGCATGGTGTCAGCCGTGGCATAGTCTTTGCCGCAGATAAATTTTTGCTCTCGTACTCTGAATCCCGCGGTCATACTCTCCACGTCCTCCTTTCCGTACACGTCATGGAATTTTCTGAATCTTGAACCACAAACACGAGAAGGGAACGATGCAGAGGAACAACACCGGGCCGCGTTCCCTACGATCCTGCTTCCGGCAAGCCATCAGAACGCTGCCCTCGTTTTCCCTCTGCACTCCCTTTCCCCGCCGGGGGAAAGCTCCTGTTTTTCTCTGATTTCTCAGAATGTCCCTTAGTTTAGCTCCGATATACAAGCCCCTTGCCGCCTCGTCAGGGCGGCAATTTAACGACGGACGCTCTTTATATATAAGGTAGAGGGCTTGTCTTGCTTATTTCAGCAGGGCGAATTTGAACCAATCCGGCAGGTCGGATGCTGCAATAAAATATTTTACCACCAGCACCACGGCAAGAATAATCACCGGTGCCAGCAGGTACAGCCAGCCGATAGCGTAAGCGCCGAACTCACTTTTCTTCTTTTTCATCACTATCTTCCCTTCCTTCCCACACAGGGCAGCTATCTTCCGGGTCTGTGAAATCCGCCCGATGCTCAGAATTTCCATTGAAGCACACCCATGAAAAGTTATCATGCCATGCGCATGTGAAACACTCTTTTTCCATCACTCACGTTCCTCCCAGTTCCAGCAGGAAGCTTCCCGGCCTGTCACGGGCTGAGAATGATGTTTGTTGAAACACGTCCCGTCCTGCAAATGCCACCTGCAAAATTCACAGCTTTTGTGTGAAGTGACTTTTGCGCCGCACTCTGGGCAGTGCTTAAACTTGTACTCGCAAAGTTCTTTCTCCCCGTCGTCCGGGTCGATTTTGATTTGCTTCCAGTCCTCAACGTGAATGCCGCACTTGTGGCAAATAAATTCGTCGCAGTCTATGTAGTCCCGGTTCTCATTGTATGTCAGCGGTTGCAGGCTCTCCGGGGCAATGGTCGGTTCGGCATTCAAACTGCCCTCGATCATCTGCACTACACTGGTTTTGATTTTCCCGTGTGTCAGCTCCCCTTTCAGTGCATACTCTATGTTCTTGAGTACCTGCATGAAATGGTTTGCATCAACCAGACGTTTTTCTTTCATTTTCTTTTCCCGCTTTCTTTCTGGGCGTTCGCTTCTTCTTTGGCAAATCCGGTATCGTCACCACAATATCCCTTTGTTTCTCCATTTCCGCCGGGATTGCCTCGACCAGACTTTTGAATTTTTGCAAGGTTTGAACCTCCGTCGCCGCGAAAATGAACTGCGCCAGTTCTTCCGGTGTTCCCTGCTGGACGGAATGACCGTCCGGGTATGTTGTGATCGTCATTTTTCTTCGCCTTTCAGTTTCAGTTCCACTTTCGGCATGGGCTGATCCGAACGGTTCATCGGTTCATAGAAATCGACCCACTGTCCACCCTCCGGGAAGTCGTGCCACGCAAGCGCGTACCGGATCGTCAGCCAGACGGTTTCTGCCCGGTATGCTCCCTTCATGGTCGTGTCGATAGATGCAGGCGGAACGTTCTGCTTCCAAAGTGCGTCCATGCCCTGCCGCATCTGGTTACGAAGCCGCATACACTTGAGAAAATCCGCTTCGTGGTCTTTATGAAACTGCTTTCGTTCTTCGGTCGTGTGGCACCGCTTTTCCATCTTGTCCACATAATCCCAGCAGCAAACCTCATTGGTGAAGTCCTCAAACTGGCCCATGCGGAACCGGAGGTATTCTTCGCACGCCTGCTTCACAGCCTGTGCTGTCTCCCGGCTCATGGTGATGGTCACGGCCTCAACCTCTGCCGGGGTCTTATTTTTTGTTACCATTCTGTCACCTCAACAAATCCTGACAGCCGGGGCACCGTAGCCATCCCGTACCAGAACCCCCTCTTTTTCCGTAAAAAACATTGTCGTCTTGAACGGAAAGTTTGCTCTGTCGATGCCAGCTTCGGCGGCAGCATCGGCCAGCATTTTGCACGGGCCGTAATCACTCCCGATGGAAAAGCCGAAAGCTTGAATGCTTTTCGCGTATTCCTCAATGCTTTTTGCCAATGCCGCCTTGAATGTGTTCAGCTGATCCAGCGTAACGCTCTGTCGCATCGTATCCGCAAGGAAGCACACTGCAACAGAGGTAAAGCTATCGTCTCCGTTGCTATGCGGCTGGTGATCCATCAGCTTTCCAGCCCACCAGCTGACAGCCTTTTCAATATCATCCTTTGCCAAAATCATACCGTTTCCCCGCCTTTCTTTTTCAGAGGTTCAGGCCCCGTTCCATAGTCCGGCACCCAGCCGCCCGGCCAGTCGTGCCGCTGGCTGCGTTCGTATTTCTTGACCATTGCGGCCAGCTGAATAGCTTCCACCGCTGCGTGGATTGCCACATCATAAATGAGATTCAGGTGCTCCCGCTTCATGGGTTCGTTTCTCTTGACATCTCGCCACAGCCGGATTGTCAAGCCAAAGTGGAGCTTCCGCACCTCGTCTATCAGTTCGTCCAGTTCTTCCCGGATCACCGCATACCCTTCATGCGGACTTGCGAACATCCGAAAGCGGCGGTTTGCTGCCGCCAGCTCCTTCTTTGCCAGAGCACGGACATCTTTTGTGATAACGTCCATGGTTATTCCTCCGCCCGGCTCTTGATTTCAGCCAGCAGATCATCCAATGGAACATCGGCGAGGCAAAACCCGGCTTCTCCTTCATCCTCGGTAGAGACCCAGAGTGTAGAGGGAAAGTACAAAGCGGGGCGAACACCATAGGAGTTGCTGTACCAGTAGTAGTTGCTGGAGCCATCGGCGTTGACGTACCAGACGTCGTAGTTATTGTTGGAGCGCGGAGAGCAATTCGGCGTACCGTAAGGCGTCGCCAACCACCACGGCGTATCTACCTTCGGGATCAGCCGCCAATACTTTCCATACTGACGCAGGGTCAACAGGCCGATTCTGTATTCAACGGTTCCGTATTCGGTCTGTCCGGTTGTGTCCTGCAGGTCGATCTTGAACGGAATAAAAGTATCCAGCGGCGTACCCTTCTCGGTAAACTCTGCCAGACAGTTACCCAGATACTTCATAACATCGCTCCGGCGCAGATCGTTGGGACACTCCGGGTCGTCGCCGTCACGGAACGGCATTTTCGTCCAAATGTCCTTTGCCAGCACCAGACAACCGTGTTCGTCTGCATCCAGCTTCACAAACTCTTTGCCCAGCGCCTTGAAGATGCCGCCATTTTTCACATTGCCCAAAGTTGTGCTTTTCAAAATCTTGCTCATGGTCGTTTCTCCTTCTTATTACTCCTGCTGCTCGGAATCCTTTTCGGCGTTCAAATCATCGAACGTCTGTTCCGGTTCTTCCTGTTCACCGATGTGAGTTTCTGCCAGCATTGCAACCAGTTCTTGCAGCTTTGCTTCTGCGTAGTCCGGCACCGTATATGCCATAACGGCGGCTCGTACCCTCATGCCGTTCTTCACGACATAATAAACCGTTCCGTCGGTTTGTTTTCTCTGGTAATAGCGGATAAAACCGTTATTCTTAATTTCATCCTCCAGCGGCGCAAGGTGCGACTGACAGATAATGCCGACCATGTGGCGATCCTCGGTCACAAGCGGGATAAGGATTTCTCCACTGCAGTAAATACCGATGCCCAGTTTCTTCACTTCGACTTCATCCTTAATTGTGTCGTCAAGATTGAAACCCTGAAAATCAATTTTGTATGCACAGTCGAAGTCGTTGTAAACCACCTTTTCGATCATGGTATCCTCGCTGATTCCCAGCATAGCGCCCATCTGGTTGCGGTTCAGCGGACGCGGGAAACCGGTAGCGCAGTAAATCGCCGACGCAGTTCCAATGTAGAAATCATCACTCTCGTCGTTATGGAAAACATTGCAGACAAGCTGCCGCTTGACCATCTTTGTCAGCCCTGAAAGTTTCATCTTTTGACCACCTCCACGTCCGGTTTTTCCGTTTCACTAAACCTCGGATAAAAGGTCATTGCGCACATCCGTGCCTCACGGAGTGCTGCATCTGAGCTTTTTGCGTCCAGCTTGTACGGTAGCTGCATCTTGTTTTTCGTGTAGCTGTCAATGCCGAACAGCATGATACTGAACTTTGCCATTTTCTGCTCCTTTCTGCTCATTTTCTTTCGGTGGGCACTTCCGGGCTTGAACCGGGCGGGGCCTATTCCCTATGCTCATATAAAAAGGAGCCGCCGCTCTGGGCGGCTCCAAAAGATCAGTTGATGCCGTTGATAATGGGGATGCTGTTACCATCGCCAACATAGGCAGGCAGTTCACCGTTCCAGCGGGATTCCACGTCGGTGATCTTGTAGTATTCCAGCAGGTTGCTGTTCAGACTGTCGTTCAAGGCGCGGTTTGCTTCCGCCTTTTTCTCTGCAACGTACAACTCTGCGTCCGCTGCAACCTTAGACTTTTCCGCTTCCGCATTGGCTGCGATCAGGTCAGCGTCCGCCGTGGCCTGTGCTTCGACACGGCGCTTGTCGGCGTCAGTCTCGGCTTTTTCCTTTTCCTGCTGGGCCTTGACCTTTGCTTCCACCGCATCGGTAAAGGTATCAGTGAAGTCAAAATTGGTTACGCTGATATACTGCAGGTCGATGTTGTACTGTGCCAGCACTTCCCGCAGTTTCGTGTCCATCTGGGAAGCGACTGCATCCCGGTTAGAAATCAGGCTGCTTGCATCGTAGTGGGCAACTACAGCTTTCACCGTTTCAAGGACACGGGGAGTAATCAGGGTGTCCTCATACTTTTTGCCGACCTCTTTGTAGATGGTCATTGCATTTGCCTGATTGATCCGGTAGCCAACCGCCACACTGGTGGAGACTTCCTGAATGTCAGAACTGAATGCTGACAAGTCCATGCTCATTTCCTGAACACGGTTATCCATCTTCACGATGGACTGCCACGGGGCCTTGAACACCACACCTGCGTCCTTCGTGCCATCCTCGACTTTGCCAAAGGTCGTGACGATGCCGGTATAGCCGGTAGGGACATAGGACACACAGGAAATGCCGATAAAAATGACAGCCACCACCGCCGGGATGATTGCAGTTCTTTTTGCATCATCCGAGAAAATCAGGATAGCCAGCGCGATCAGTACAAACAGTGCGCCGATAATAAAAAGAATCATGTTTCCTCAACTTTCGCTCATGCGTTTATGTACGGGCGAAAGCTGGATTAAATCGGATCGTGGTAAATAGGGACGCCACTTTGATAATCCCATTACAGGAAGCTCACCTGCCCCTCTGGATTCTTATTTTTCGTTTCGCGCGGCTTGTAGTCCTTTTCTTCGTTCAGGACATCAACCGGATTAAATTCAAACTGCTTGCAGCGGTTCGGGCTGACAATTTTCTTTTTATCCCGGATTTCTTTTCTTGCTTCACAGTAAATTAGATCGTCGTCCTGCAGGGACGCCAGTGAACAATATCTGCAATACTGGGTCATTTCACAGCTCCAATGCGTCGATAATCTCCGCTACCATATCATTTAGAAAAGCAGCAAGCCTACGCAGAAGTGACCTTTTGGGCTGGTTGTCGTTCGGCTTGCGGCTGTCGTTCTCAATTTCAATTCCGACAACATAGTTATTGTCTCCGACAACCGTTTGCTGGATTTGAATTGCATTATTTCCTGCCTTTTGAGACTGCTTCACATCCATACTTCGTCCCTCTCGTATTGATCTTTCAGGGCAAAGTAAGTATCGAAAATGAGCTTGTGCCCCGTCCCGGACGTTTCATGCTCGACCACTTCCCTGACGGGTAAAGTCACCCTTTCGCCAAATCGTCCCTTGAAAATTCTCATTTCAAGCGATCCATCCCGGATGTTTCGCATATATTCAAACCCATACCCATCCTTCTGGGCCTCTGCTGCAACTTCTTCCAGCGCTCTTTTTATCTTCACCGCTCACCCTCCAAGCGTCGGATCAGGGCATTCCCATTTGTAGTCCTTAAATTTGATTCTCCGGTTCGTGACAAGTCTGCCCTCCACGATCTCAATTTCCCTGTTGAACTCCAAACCCATTTCATATCCATACACGCGGAAATCCACATTGTACTTTTTGGACATTTCAATGTAGGGCGTTTCATCAACGTTCCATGCTGCTTTCATGCTTACAACAAGGATCGGCTTTTCATCTTCTCTGTAAGAATCCCCGTAGACCCCCTTTTCAACAAAGTTTCTTTTCGTTCCTTCGATATAAGCGTCCTCGATCGTATCCAAACGCATCTCGCGGGCTTTCGGATCATGTTCAAATACGACAGCGTCATCTACAAGTTCATCTTCGTATGAGCCATCTCTAAACCACTTTGTGAAGTAGCAGTGCAGGCATTCTTCCACCCACCGCTTAATATCTTCCGGCTTTCCGCGGATTTTAAGTTTTCCTTTTACCCAGTTCGCCATAGTTTATTCCTCCTTCAAAACCCATACTCTATGATTTCCACAGCCGTTCCACTTCTCGGCATTCTCGTGAGTGTCCACAGCTACATCAAGGTGTTTTCCCTGAATGGCGGCTCCTTTGTCCTGCACAATGCGGATTCCTACGCCCTCAATGTACAGAACCGTTCCATACGGAAAGATGGACGTGTCCGCTGCCACAGTGACGCCTGCCTGTATAGGCTGGCCGCTGGCCGTAATTCCGTGTCCTTCTCCGCAGATATGTTCGTACTGTTCTGTGCAATATGCCGTGCAGAAAAATGTACCTGCCTCTGTCAGCTCGATTTTCCTGTCCGCTGTTTCATCAAGGCGAATTTGCAGAGAATCAATAACTTCTTCGTCCTCTACAGCCCGGTCAAGCCAGTTCTGGGCACGGCTTGCGTAAATATCCCGCTGGGTCTCAAGGTCTGCAATACGGCCTTTCAGTACGCCGACCTTTGCGCTGTTGACGATCTCAGCCGCGAAGAACAGCACCAGAATTGCTTTCATTTTCCGTGTCATTTCCAAACCACCTTTTTGTTACTGCAATTGGAAATTCTTCAATTTCAGACGCCCACACTGCTGTACCTGCTCCATATGCCGTCTCCCACACAAGCGGGAAACCGCCAATTCCATCAAACAGGCTTCCCAGTGTTGGCTTATCTTTCAGGTATGGCCGCATCTTCTGGGCAATCCAGAACCACTGCGGAAGGGCAATGCTGTTTCCCAGTGCCTTATAGCGCGGCGTATCTGCCGGTTTATGCTTTTTCCCTTTGGTGTCCGTCCATTCCCCGATGTCTGTCCATCCGTCCGGGTATCCCTGCAGGCGCTCACATTCCGTCGGGGTCAATCTTCGGACGATCCAGCGCACGACACGTTCCGCCACAAGGCATTCCCCACCGTTTCCGATATTTCCCGTTTTCGCTTTCAGTGTTGCACTGCTGTCGCTTTCCTTGTATGTAGAGAAAGTCTGCTCGCTATAGGTTTTTCTTTCAGCAACCTGCGGCCCCGCTGTCGTCCCGGTATTCTTGCAACTCAAGGCTGCCGCCTTGCTTCCGGTAACAGCTCCGTTGTACAGATCGACCGCAATAGCCGTATAGTCTGTGACGCGGCTCTCATGATCCCCGGTAATGGTCGGAACTGTCTTACCGTTGCCATTTCCACGAGCGTCAAAGACGATTGGCTGGAAAAGGGTCTGGTCTTGAAGCGTCGAGAGCGTTCCCGTCTTTTCTGTCTGCACCAGTGCGCCTTTCCCGCCTCCTGCACATCCCGAACGGATTTTCAGGGTGTAGGCTGCCTCCCCTGCCACCACTCGATCATGTCCAGCAGGGCAGTTTTGAGTAAATCCGGTAACGCTTTGCCACGTCGGGATGCTCTTGTCAGGATTCCCTGACAGGCCCGTGCGCTCAAAAAGTATCTCTGCGGCACATTGACCTCTAAAATCTGCGACAACTGCGATACGCTTTCT